TGATGCGAACCATCGCCACGGTCAGTATTCCATGATGTACATGTCGTGCGGCTGTCGATTCGCCGCGCCGCCGTAGTTCCAGCTAACGGTACTCCCGGCGACGGTGATGGCCGGAGGCTCGCCAGTCGCCGCCGTGGGGATACCAACCGCGCGCACCGTGCCCTGCGCCCCGATGACCGTGGCCGCCCCTGTGTTGCTCCCTCCGATGCTCTGCACAGTCAACAGGCGAAACAGCCTAGTGCCGAGATCGAGGATCACGTTCTGGTTTTCGTCCAGGATGCGAATTCCGGCCATTAGAAGCCCGTCCCGATTTGCACGCGGAGCGTTCCCGCGCTGTCATAGATCCGCAGGTTCCCGTTAGACCAATGCAACCGCTCGCCCGTCGGGCTGCTCGGCTGGATCGAGAAGGCATCGGCACGGACGCCGAAGCTGCTGGTCGTGCCGGTGTTCTGGTTCACGGTTCCGGACACGTAGCCGTTCACGTCAAGCGCCACGGTATGCACCGCGTTGATCTTGCCGTTTGCGCTGTTGGCGGTGACAAGCGCCTGCTGCGTGACGCTGGCGGTGCCTGCGGCGCCGACGCTGTAGGGTGAGGGCGTGTCCTGCGTCGCCGACACGCACTCCTCGATCATCGGCGATGTGGCGAACAGGTAGCTGTCGGTGCCGGCTGCGCCGCTTCCGACCGCGCGGACCTTGAGACGGAGGAAAGCTGCGTTTGACGGCGCAACACCCACAGCCCGGACCCGGCCGAAATTCGCGAGGTTGCCGCCGACGCCGCTTGCAGTTGTGATCGTTCCGTTGACGTAGCTGATGTGCCCGCCCGTGGCATCGACCCACTGTAGGAATATCTGCCCAGAGCAACGGTGCGCGCCGAGATAGATGCTGCCCATGTACCGCTTGCCAGCTTCGACGGAGACAGACAGGTTGCTTCCGGTTGAGTTGGCGTCCATGTAGACGCCGCTCGGCAGTGCCGCACCCGCTCCGTTGTTGCGCAAGAACAGCCCGCCACGGTCCTGGGGGATGTAGCTCGGCGCCGGCGACGTGGTGTGTGGAAAAATGGCGGGCACGCCGCCGGGGGCTCCGCCACCGGTCGAAACCGTCCAGCCAGTGGTACCCGCGGCGAAATCGCTGTTCGGCAAAAGGTTGCCACCACCACCCATGGTCGCCCGGACGCTGGTGATCGCGCTGGCGTTCGTGGTGACCCCACCCTCGGTCGCCGTGACACGCGTGTCGAGTGCGCTCACCGCGCTGGCATCCGCCTTGCCCACTATGGCTGACTGCGCGGCCGTGATCGCTGCCCCCTGCGCGGTGATCGCCCCTTCGGCGGACGTGATCCTGGTGCTGTGGTTATCGACTACCGACGCGATTGCGCCCCCCGTCGCCCCCTCTCGCTCCATCTCGATGGAGTCGATGTTGAATTGACCGCTAGACTGCGCGTTCTGGGACTGCAAACCGATACGGGCCGTGGCCGCGCCAGCGGGCGCCACGATGGTTCCGATGTAGTCCTGCCACGCGTTAAGCGTCGCGATGCCAGCCTCAACGTTCGCCACCAGCATGAGCCCCGCGTCCGAGCCAGAAGCGTCATAGAACCTGACCAGCACACGCACTCGCGTGCCATCTCCGGGGGCAGAGCCGCCCAGCGTGGCGACCCTTCCACGCAAGCGAACAAACACCTTCTCCCCAGGCGCGACGGCGGCCCGTTGGAAGTTCCACAGCAATCGCCCCGCAGCGCCGGACGTGATCTGGAGGGCGCTAAGTCCGCCCGAGACCGCATCCGCGCCGGTGATGATCGAGTAACCTGCAGGCAGGCCCTGAATGCTGGCGGTGGCGTTCGATTCAGTGGTCGCCCAACCATCGCCGGCGGATTCAAACGATCCGTTGAACAGCATCAGTGACCCGCCGAGGCGCGACTCGACGACGGTAGCCCTCGATGCCAGTACGTCGTCCCGCGACACGCTGGCCGACTCCACGGCGCCAACTCTTGCCGACGTGGCCAGCACTCCATCACCGGCCGGCATCCGCGCTAGGAGCGCATCCACGCGAGTTGCCTCTGCGCTGATCTGTGTTGCCAGGGCGCTGGCCTGTGACGCCACAGAAGCCTCGGTCGCAAGGCTGCCACTACCGGTGGGCATCCGCGCGTACAGCGCATTGATGCGCGTTACCTCGGCCTCGATGTCCGAAGCGTTCTGCGACGACTGCGCCAGTGCAGCAGCCACCGCCTGACCCAGCGAGGCGTAATCGCCGATCTTCTCCCACTGCGTCGGGCTGGTGTTCGGCTGGTGGCCCGTCGTCGCCACCCGCGCGCGGTAGAGCGCGCCGCTGTACTTCACCAGGAAACCAGCCGCATAGGCGACAGTCGGCTCCCAGTCCGGTGCGCCTGCGATCTCGGCCACCTCAGAGGCGAGCGCATCTACGGCAGCCATCGCCGAAGCCAACGCCGCATTCGCCTTGGCCGTGGCATCTGCGCCGGCAGCGATGGTGGCATCAAGGATGGCGGCAATGCGCGCTGCTTCCTCGGCGTCGATGGCTGCTTGAATCGCAATCTGCGCCTGCTCGGCCTCGTCCAGCTGGTCGCCGATTCCTTCGATGACCTCGCCAAGGTTGTCCGACAGCGTGCGGGTGATGACCGTCATGGCGGACAACTGGCCCGAGGTGTTCCGGGCACGGGCGGCGAACGTCCACGTACCAGCGGGCGGAACCGTCGATTCAAAGGCCGCCGGGTGATAGCCCTCGTCGCCAACCGGGGTCATCGTGTCCCAGTCAGGCGAGGCGACCGTGCCCGCGATGTACCGGATTTCCGCGCCGGCGAAGTCGGGCGCCTGGATCGTGTCGGACAGATATGCCCAGCTGTACTTGCGAAGCCCACCCGGGACGGCCAGCACGTTGAACAGGTCGAAGGCGGGAGGCGGGATTTCAACGCCAGTGGTGCCGTACTGCGCACTTGCCGCGACGCCCACCACGCCATCCTCGCCATACGGGCGGACGGTGATGGTGTAGGCGCCTGCGCGCGGAATGCGGAAGCGTGCCGACGTGGTGCGCGTCTCGGCGACTTGCTCCGGATCGCTCCAACTGTCCCCCAGCCACTCGGACAGAGTGACGACGGCATAGTCCATCTTGCCGGTGACGGTGAACGCGACGCCCAACTCGGTGAAAACGGTGTCGCCCTGCACGACCCGCTGTTCCGTGACGATCAGGTCTGACGCGACAGGGCGACCCTGTAGCAGGCTCTGATTGGCCGGCGGGATGTACTGCCCTGTGTGGACGTAGGTCCAGAATTCCGGACCTTCCGGCACAACGGTTACCCGCGCGCCCTCCATGTCGGATTCCGGGTCAATCTGGACCACGCGCACGCGGTATCCGGGCGTGGCCTTGATGTCGTAGATCCAAAGCGTGTCGTGCGCCGGGTTGTCGTCCGAGTCGCCGGGGAACGGGACGTCCTCCGGCCACGCGCCAACGAGGGTCAGCGTGTCCGACTCGCCCGTGAAGGACGCCACAGGGAACACCCGGTAGCCGAGTTCACCCGGCACCCGCAGCCCGACGTAGCGGCTTGCGAGGAACGGGACCGCCTCCCCAAGCTGCACAGTGACCACGCCGCCGGTTCGGCTGGCGCCCACAAGCCGGCCGCCAAAGCCCCATTGGGTCATGTCGTGCGACAGCGCCAGAACCGACATGCGCCGGTAGGTCAGATGCTCCAGCGAGGCGCCGTAGGTGATGTCCTTGGACTGGAACAGATGCTGCGCGAGGTGGTAGCGCGCGAGTCGCGCGGCGTGCGCCTCGTCGGTGATGCCCTCGCCCGTGATCCGGGCCGGGTTCTGCATCGTGGTAACGCCCGGCGCAGGCACGCGCAGGGTGACGGGGGACCACGTAGCCGGATCGACGTAGGTGTATTCGACGCCATCGGCACCGCTTTTGAGCGTGTAATCGACCTGGAAGCTGCCGCGCTTCATCGTCGCCATGTTCACGACGCCGGTAAGCGGCTGGCTGGAACTCGCCCACACGACGGAGAACTTGCCGCTGGCCCAGCTCGTCTGGCCCAAGCCGGCCAGCGCGATGGCTTCCACCATCTCCTGACGGTTACGGTCGTCCTTGATGTAGGCGTCGTAGGCGTAGCCGTTCTCGGCGCAGTGCACCATGAAGGCTTGGAGGGCCGGGATGTCGATCTGGGAGTCAGACAGGCCAATGCCTGCGATCAGCCGCCCATTCGCGTCACGAATGCCGCGCGCGTAGGCGAGCAGCTGCGCGCCCGGATTGCTGGTGTGCTGGGTCACCCACGCCGTGCCGTTCCACACCGGGATCGGTGCCGAGTGCGCGACCATCCGCACCTCGTCCAGCGCGCCGTTGAGCTGCCCCGTGGCCTTGATGCGGATGCCGATACGCGAGATGCCGGTGTAGTCGGCCTCGTCCGGCTGGATGGTCTTTAGCGTGGTCCACGTGAAGCGGCATTCGTCGTGAGGCGTGCCGTCGTGCCAGTAGGACTGCCCCATCTGGACGCGCACGTCGTACTGCCCGCGCTCGACATTCAGCGTCACCGTGCGGCGCACGGTGTTGGAGTCGCGATTACTGATGTTCAGCGGAGCGGCCGTCGTCCAGCCTTCAGTTCCGACCTTGCGGTACTGGATCTGGAACGTGACATCGTTCTTGTTGAACTTGCCCTTGCTGTCTACGTCGTAGAGCAGACCCTCAAAGTCGAGCTGCAACTTGAGGGCATCGGCAGAGCTAGTCCGCTGGACCCACCCCCCCGTTTCCAGCTCACCACCAGCGATGCTGTCGGCATTGCTGAACAGCGGGATGATTTGCTCAGGGTGGCCGGGAAGGCCGCTGAGGAAGGTCTCGACACCCTCGAAGGACGCCAGCGGCGTGTCGCCGTTGTAGATGGTCTCGATGCTGTGGACGTTCAGCCCAGGCGTCAGCACCATGCCCATGAACTGGTTGTTGCCCTCGTACGAGACGTAGGGCATCGACGCGACATCGGGCGTGATCTGGGTCGAGCCGAACAGGATCGGCAGCGGTTCGTACGGGCGCGGCGCGTTGCGGGCCGAGTTGATCGAGTAGACCGGATCGGCGGCCTGCGAACTGCCGGCGCTCGGCGGCTTGGGGCCAAGCGCCTTGTTGATCAGCATACTGCCGCCGACGTACACAGCAGCCGTTGCGGCATACGCGGCCATGCCCGATAGGCCGAACACGGTGCCGCCAGCCGCGCCGGCAGCAGCGAAGGCGCCCATCGTCCACCACGTCAGAGCCGCAAACGCGACGAGGTACAGCGCCTGCTTCTTCACCATCCCGCGCACTTCGATCAGCGCGGTTTCCTTCGGCCGCACGCGCTCCATTACCTCGTGGGGCACCACGACGCCGTTGATGCAGACCTCCCACGCATCGCCCGTCCAGTCCGGCACCTCGCGCCGCAGGAACTGCCCCAGCGTCTCGCCCTTGACAAGCGGCGCGGCGAAGGTCTGCTGCCCCTCGCACGTGATCGGGTGCGGCGTCAGGACAAGCTGCGCGCCACTGGTCGGATCGGCCATCAGGCCCATGCGTAATACCCTTCGATGATCGCGCCCCACGTGGGCAGCTCACGGACGCGGTGCAGGACCGACATCCCGTTCGTTTCGTTGCTGTGCAGCACCCACGCCTCGCCAGCGATGTGGAAGTACAGGCCGACGTGCCCGACGCCTGCGCGGCGCTTCATCAGCACCAGGTCGCCGTCCTTCGGGGTGTCGGTTCGGGTGGCGTATGCCTTGGACGCCTCGCCCAGCGATGCCTGCCCCGCTTCGCCACGCGGGCGCCCGTTCGGTAGCCGCACCTCATGGCCGTACATCTCTCGGCGCACATGGGCCACGAAATCGGCGCAGTCGAAGTTCTGCTCGTCGTAGGGGATGCCAATGAAGCGTTCAGCGGGGTGCATCAGAAGATCCCCGGCAGGGTGTGCGGATTGCCGCGTAGCTGCACCGACGCCTGCCGCATGATGTAATCGACGCCACAGTCAGCCGTGACCACCGCCGGATTCACGCTCACTCGCGTGACGGGCAGAGGGATCGTCTCGAAGATCGCGTCCGGAGCCTCCTTGTCCGCAATCCGGATCGTCGCGGTCATGATCTCGTTGGGCAGCAACGCTTCGAGATCAGCCGTCATCTCGCGGCCTACGTTGTCGATCTCCAGCTGCGCCGCAGAGACTTGCCCCGGGATGTCATCCGGCAACTTGAACCGGAACGGGAAGCCGACGTAGGTCTGCCCGTTGCTCAC